GTTGACAGTCCGACCGGTGTCCGAGTGCAGAGCCTGCTTGATCTCGTTGATCGTGCGGGTCTCTTCAGTGTCTTTGTACTCGCCGGAGTCGTCTTTGACTTGCTTGAATTCCTTGATCCGCTTGATAGCCAGTTTGATTTCCTGACCGGTCAAGCTGGTGATGACAGGAACCGTTGTGTTGACTTCTTTGCCGGCAGTGAAGTCATAGATCTTCACGACCTTGTCTTCCACATGGGCGTCTTGTTGATCCAAGGCTTCGCCGGTGGTCAGCAAGCAGATGTCGTTCAGCAGCGTAAACCCAGGCAGTGGGTGCAGCTTCTTTGGGTCTTGCTTGTCAGGGTACGAGATGTCCCCGTTGCGAGTAGTGAAGTAAATGGTCTCTTTGTATTCTTGACCGTCGATTGTTGCGACCAAATTGAACGCTTTGGCACCGTGCTGCGACTCTGTGATGAAGACCATACCAATCTTCACATCATGGATGTTAGATGCAACAGAAGGGCTGCCTCCACCAACGCGGTCTTCGGATTTCTCAAGATTGTCGGTCTTCATTTTAGCGAACATGCCCATGGCAATTCTCCTCTGGGGTTGGTTTGATTGGGTTTGGTGCGGTGTGGTATGTTTGCTTAATCGTAATAAACGCGCAAGTGATCCAGAAGCATCTGAGCATCGTTGTCGATGAACGTCTCTTCGGTGGTAAACATGCCCATAGGAGAACGAATGCGCTCTCCTACAGTTTCTTTGGTCAACTGGGTCTGGAACACATGCTTGAAGCCCAGTGCCTCGTCTTGTGGTGTCACGATCAACATCTTGTTGGCGTATTTCTCCAAAGATTTCAGTGTCATCCGTTTGGTGGATACAACTGTTGAGAAATACGACTCTATGCCGTTGTTCTGCAAAGCCCCTTTAACAGGAATTTTGGTGTGCATTGTTGATGTGGCTTCGTCCAAATCAGTTCGAGTGTGGGCTGTGAAGATGACCCACTTATCTGATTTGGCGACCTTATCCTGCATCAGCTTTTTGAAGAACTGGGCATAGTCACCCCAGGCCTGCATAGTTTTGCTGGAATTGATGACATGCACAGACTCGTACATATCCATCAAGAAGGTCTGGGTGTCTACAATGATGCCTTCAAAGTCAGGGTTATCCTGAGCGTGATCAAAGGCGTCATGAACCTCATATGGGTCCGTGATGACATAGCTGTCGAACTTGTTTCTGAACGGAAGGCGCTTACCAGCCTCACAGTTCAGGTACATGACCTTGGCTCCACCCTTGAGGTTACGCAGGCTGGCAGATTTACCAGTCGCGCTTTGCCCCGAGATCATGACCAAATGATCATTAAGTTGGGTATCAGGTTCGTATGTGTTGTCTTTCATGATTGCCTCGCAGTTAGGCTACTCAAAGCCAAGAAAAAAGAAAGTTCGGGGATTCCAGATCAGAGGGGGTAAGACCGGAATCCCCAGCGTCCCCTTAGGCAGGAAAATGGAGCTAACACTTTCCTAAGGGGACGCTTGCAGTTTGCGCGCAACCGTCACGAGGACAGTCTTACGCAATTCATCATCTGAGAGTTTGTTGGAGAGCTTCTTGTTAAACTCCAAGACCTTATCCTCAACTTCAGCGTATCCCATACCGGCATCAACCAGAGCCAAGGCAAACTTGATGAACTGGTTGTTACGATTGCCGTCACCGATACGCTGAGCGAACCAACGCTCCAGATTGTCCAAGGATTTCAGATCAGCATGCTCTTTTTGGTACTCTTCGTTTTTAGTGGTCTTAGGGACGAAGGGCAGAATGTCGAGCAGCTTGGTTCCTTGGCTGTAGTGGTATGAGCCTTTGTGGTTGGTCATCCACTTCTTGGCTCGCTGATTGGACGTGTCGTCTGTTTCAAAAGGCAACCACTGCATGAAGTTATTCATGAACTGACGATACTCATCCTCATCGAGCTTGAGCTCGTAGTTCATGGGGATGATGAGACGGAACCGGTTTGACTCCGGTGTATGTCTTTTCGTCGTATAGGTCATGAAAACATACTCCTGGAGCAGCTCATGAACCATGTTAAGAGAAGCGGCCCCATCAACGTCGATAACAATCATATTGAATGCCGGGATGATGTTTTCGCCCAAACGATGGTTGTGTTTGAAGTGGTGGTTGCACCAGTGCATGTCCTCTGCTTGAGTGAGATTGTGCATCTCAGCAAAGCTTACCCGCTCTGGCTCGTATCCTTGAGCAAAGTGATCAGAGTAGGAGACAATGACCTCTTCCAGACTTGTCTCTCTCAAGGTTTCCCCCAAGAAAAACTCGATGTTGTTTTCAAAGCGTTTTTTGATGACGATGTGCTGCTTATAGCCCCAAGCTGTTGCCATAGAGAGCATCTCGTTTCGAGCTGTTTGCCCTGATTTGTAAAATGGCAATGCCTCGAACAAGTCCGAATGCGTTACCTCAGTGTCCACAGCTGCGATGTAGCGCGCAAGCTTCATGTAGGATTTCTCCCGTGCCAGGATCTTTTGGAAAGCAATACCGCTCTCTTCCACCAGCTTGATAGCTGGCAGCAACTGGGTCATGTCCATAACGATCGCCTCATCTGAAAAGGCTAAAGCGCCTGCAAGTTTTAGTGCTTTGAAGTACCGGTGACGCATCTCATTCCGTCGGATCTCCTCATGCTCTGGCATCTTGTTGGCCAAAGACTCACAGTCGATACGATATTGAATAAGCTCGATAGCCACGTCATCTGTGACTTCGATGTCCCAGTTAAACTTGGATGGGTTTGCCAAAGTCTCAAAGTGGGTTTCCCATTTGACTTCCATGTTCTGGGTCGAGACATCTACAAGCTCATTGAAGATCTCTGTTGCAGTCAGCCCTTCCCACGCAGGTTGGAGCTCCCCCAAAGCAAACAGGCACCGACGAGCGTAGCCGGTATCCAGCATCGTGTAGAATTTGTCTTCAGTAGCTGCCCCATCCAAGAGTTTGGTTGGGGTACCAAACATCAGAAGGTTTGCTGGGGTCTTGCCCTCGATCTCTTTGGTTCGCTTGTTCTCATGGGAGTTTTTGGTGATCTTGTTCCGAACATACCCCTGGTCGTAGAGTTCCAAGTATGTGGTCAGAGCTTCGATGGATCCCTCGAGGTTGAGACCAATTTCGTCGATAAACAGGTTGAGAGAACCACAGCCCGCAATCAACGCCTTTTGCCGGATTTGCTTAATGGCTGCTGATGAGCCACCATCAAAAGAAAACGGGTACTCACCAGTAGACTCGTACTCTTTGATAAGCAGATCTACTTCATGTTGTTCTTGAGTACCCTTTTGAGCAGCCCGTTGGATGCCAATTTTCCATATATTGGTTTCAGCCAACATCGGGAGAGTATGCTCCAGGAAGGTTTTCCTGAAGCTACGGGTGAAAAGGTTCTCCAGCATACCTACTGACCGGCCTTTGTTGGATCCAGATGGGCCCAAGGCAATGGTGTAGGAGTTGACAGGAATGGCGCCCATGTCCGGCGTAGACATAGTGGCCCTCATAGAAGATGCCATCATGGCGAGATAGTAGGCCACGATGACACGGTAGAAACCCCGATCGACGTTCTGCGTTTTCTTGCAGACGATTTCGGTAATTTCTTCAATCGCGGGGTGGTGGGATACGTTGTTGAGATCACGCATGTTCATAAAGATCCTTCTGAGTGCAAATCGCAAATGCTACGCAATATCCGCAAGCTTTTACTTTGCCGGGAATAGTGAGAACTACCCCCTTGCCAGCACTTGCCTGAAAGGCAGTTGCATCAGAGAGAGCAGAGAAGTTACGGGTGGATCGACCATCCGTCTTGAGAGGATTGGAGAAGTACTTATAGACATGCTCTCCTCTCCACAGTTCTTCATCTGTGCAGAATGGCAGAGCAGCTTCAGACAGGTCAGCATGAGCCTCCAGCACACGCAACTTGCCTTTGATCCATGCCGAGGTCTCCTCAACAGACATAAGCTCCACACGGTGCTCTTTGACACGCTGCTGAGGATAGCTGCTGCTTTGTTTGGCCATAACTCTTGACCAGTCCGTGAAGATGAACTGGATATTCATATGGTCAGCAAATATCTTGTCTGGGTTCAGCCACTTATAGATGCTGCCTTGGAGACGGTAGTTTTCGTCATTGGATCCATAGACAGCGGTGTAGGCCGAGGTGCTTTTGAAATCCTGTAGGACGCCTTCCAGCACCATGTCGAATTTACCAGAGATTGTGTACCCGGCGATCTCACGGCTGGAGCGTTGCTCAAGCCAGACTTGGATATTATCCGGGTTTGGTTTCTCGGGATTGATCTCGATCTTGTCGATGATTTTCTGGGGGTATCCCAGTTTGGCCATAGAGGTCTTGTAATCGTTTTTCCAGGCTTGCTCGATGCCGTCATGGATCGTGTGACCCAAGCGAGATGCGATGTAATCTGTGACATCTGGTGTCTCTTGAACGACATCCTTCAGACGCTCTTTCAGGAGAATTTGACGTACTGGCTTCAAGATAGCCGTGGCAGAGATAGACCGCCCCATCGCTGTGAAGTCATACCCGTCAGCTGCCAGCCATACGGCAATAGGCAAGCTAACGCCGGTTACATTGGTGAGGCGCATGATGATCCCCTTTGGGCCAAATGGTGTGATTTGAAGTGGTGTGGTGTGGTACCGGAAAATTACTCTACCGGTACCACACACCAAAGAAAACAAAACTATTTTTGAGGATAGCTTCAGTTACGCACTTTCGAGCGAGAACTCTTCTGGGGTCATATAACCCATAGTACAAATGCTCAGAATTATGGCATCTTTTACCATATCTGGGTCAACACCATTTTCTGCATTGATGCGCTGCATTCCTGCTTTTTGCATCTGAGACAGGTGACGCTTACCAATATCCATGGTTGGTGTTTCCATCAGGATATTGATTGTCCGTTCTTTGACAGCCTCATCTTTGAGGTAGACCATTTTCAGAGTGGCCAGGTGGTAGACTTTCTTGGTTCCCACAACCGGTGTTGGCACTACTGCCAGCTTGGAAGATCGGGGTACTTTAGGTTTAACAGTCATGCTGCCTCCAGTTCTTGTACGTGTTCAGCGATGATATTGAGGATTTGATCCTTATCAGCACCATTAGGAATTTCTGCGTCTTCAGCCCAAGAGGGATAAAACACAGAAAGCTCACCGCCAAGCTTGACGGTATCATGAGCAATATCAGGATGATCCTGCCATTGCACGGCTTCAACCAGATGCTTATTGACCCAGAGGACGACCTCCATATCGTCAGGTGTCATGAGGTACTGCGCATCGTGGATGTGGGCAGAGGGTTTAATCACAAGACGGTACTTGCTCTTGCGTACTTTTTTCATGAACTCCACACTGGCCCTGGTGTTCAAGAGACACCATGATTGACCGAGGGCGTTACCAGCAGTCCTGCCTTCAGACTGTGCTTCATAGGGCGTTTTACTGTTCCCCCGAACCACCTGGTGCAGCAAAGGTGTTCTGACCCGCAGACCAAAAGCTGCTGTGATGTAACCTGTTTGAGCGGCTTCATCGAGTTTCTTTTGGATCCACTGGTCACTCTCTTTGTAGAGATCGTGATAACGTGCTTCGATCACTTTGGCTTGCGCTAGATCGAAACTTGTCTTTGCCACCAAGCCGATATGAGTCCCACCATAAGTAAGCAAAAAGGTAGGGACTTTTGAGTCATCTCTCAACTCGCCGTAGAGCTTTTTGATGGAGTTGATGCTCTCTACTGTGTCAAATATACCGGTCATTTGTTCAGGGAAATATGAAAAAGCTCTGAGACAGTGACCGTCGTACCCGTCAAGATAGACTTTCAGTTTGTTGACATCTTTGGTGGTCAGTGCAGAGATCCGGTCTTCCAAAGAGGAGAAATCCAAACCCATAAAAAGACCGTGCTTCATACGGAAACACTTCTTGATCGCCTTACCGTAGGCACCCTTGACTGGCAGGTTTTGCAAGTTGGGTCCCGATGAGCTTAGGCGCCCTGATACAGTGCCTCCAAGATTGAAGTTACCGAAGAGGTAGTGCTGACCATCAAGAGCCAATTGAGCTCCTTCTAGGGCCGGGATGAAGGTCGAATAGATCTTATCCACCGCGGCGTACTCAAGAAATGCACGCAACAAAGTGTGTACTTCTGGGTCCGTTGTGTGAGCAAAGAGCTTTTCCAACACGTCAGCACCCGTTGCCGGCTGCTTGGTCTTGGTTTGCTCGATGACCGGAAGACCAATCAGTTCGTAGAGCAAGCGTTGCATTTGTAGAGGGGAGTTAGGGTTAAACTCCTCTACTGAGTCTGCATAAGTAACTCGCTTAACCTTCAAGGTCGTGTTCTTGAATTGAACCCATTCCTCTTTCATCTGGTGAGTGAACTCTTGGACAAAGCGGTGTCCTTGGATCGTGAACAGAGCATCATTACGATACCCTTCAAGCTCGTCCTTTGTTGTGACCACTTGATCCATATCCACTGGCATACCTGTGAGCTGCATCTGCACAATGTCCACCAAAGCAGGGTGGAACAGCTCTTCGTAGATTTGGAGCTGGTCATCTGACACCATTTTGTCCCAGTATTTCTCTTTGACGTGCCAGGTCGAGAGGCAGTCAACGAGGTTGTATTCCAGGAGTTTAGGCAACGGTATCTTGGTGATGTCCTTGATCTCGTCCACTGCATAGTTGCCAGCAAACTCTTGAGCCAGGTCTTTGAGGCCAAGGGTGTTGCCGGCACAGGTGTTAGTGGCCAGATAGGAGATGATCTTGGTGCAATCATAGTTGTTCAAAATGATTTCCAGACCATCAAGCAAACCTGCTTGGTCGATCAGATTATCCATAAACAACTGATAGATCAGAACCGTCGCATCAAAGGATATGTTATGGTAGGCCATCTTGTGATGGTAGGCTCTGAAGAATTTGATCAACAGCTTACGCACAGCTGCCGGATTTTCAGATAGATCTACCGGGAAAGCGATGCCTTCATGCTTGTTCCACGCAAAGCCGATTGTGCCTAGACCTGCCTCATAGAACTTAAGGCTGAAGGTTTCGGTATCACAAGTCAGATCACAGTTCATGTCGAGCAGCTTTTGAAGCCACACAGCGATGTCAGTGACCGTCATAGGATAGGCGCTGAACTTGATGATGGAGTGGCCAGGCTCATGGTAGATGCCGCTTTGGTGGAGCCAGAGAGCTTCCATAGCCTGCTTAATCTTAGCCCGTGTTGGGATAGGATTGTAGAAGACCTGACGGAAGTTTGGGCAAAAGATCACATGGAAGTCTCCTGCTTGATGGACAGGGTAGACGTTGGGTAGAACGTAGCCGAGATAAGCATCAGCCTTGTTGACCCCTGTGAGCGTCTTGAAGTAATCCCCATCGCTGACCATCAGATACTTGGTTCCAATGTCAGTAAGCACCGGCATCAAATCATCCAAGTATTCCCGCATAACAGCAACTTTGGTTTTCTTTGCTGGAAGGTGCAACGTATAGGCGATGATGGCCTCTGGATCCAACTCATGGGGAGTCAGGTATTCCCTGGTCATATCCACTTCGGAAAGCTTGGGAACCAAGAATGCAATGGGGTACTCTTTGTGGATGGTGGTACTGAATGTTTGATATTGCATGATTAAGCTCCTGCTTCTCTCCGATGGGAGGTAGATTAGTACAGCATTTGGTTCGTGATGTAGAACATCAATTTGTCTTTTACTGCGCTGTACTGATGTTTTTGAAACTCACTGCCTTCCAGACACCATGCCTCCGGCCGCTGTCTGGAAAGGCTTTTGAATTGAGGTACAAGATCGACAATGTCTTCAGGAAGAGCGTCTCGAAGATCTTGTGTGGTCTTACAAGGCTTCACGAGCAAAGAGAGACCTTGCTGAATGGTTTTGCCTTCCACTTCGATCAGTCTGCGTTCAGCAATGTATTCACGCACCTCCCCATGAAGTCTGGGATGGAGCATACGTTTTTCAATCGCAAATTGCTGCCTGGGTGGGAGCAGAGTATGGAATTTACCCTCAAGTAAAAACCCTTCTTTGATCCCCCCAAGCGTGTGGTTTTGCTCAAGAAAACCTTCCAGTATGCGATCTAGTCTGGCGTGGTCTTTCTTGAGTAACGTAGTCACGATGTAGTCAATAAGGAGATACAGAGTGTTTGCGGCAGAAGCTTGCGCCATGATCCTTCCTTTCAGGTGTATTTTGCAGGGAGCTTTCCATAGAGGTAGATTTTGGTGCTAGCCCGAGAAGCCGCTACAAAAAGCAAACGCGCTACTTGTTTTGCATCCCAAGATGTACCGATGTTACCCAAATCAATGAAGACTGTCTCATACGTACTGCCTTGGGATTTATAGACAGTACACGCTGACTTATCACGAAGATCAGCACAGGTACCTTTGACCGTGAAGTATTCACTCCAGGCTTTCTGGCGCTTGAGCTCTTTGACAGCTGCATCCCAACGAGGCTTATCTAAAGCGTAGTTGACAAAAAAGGTATTCTGTTCATTCGGGATGGCTGTGGTTCTGCCACTTAAGACCCGCATGACTTGCATAGTGTAGTACGTGAGAGGGACACCGTCGTCGAACAACTCTCCATACCCAAACTCAATTACATTGCTATAATTGGCGCGGATAATCTGTAGTTCTCGTTCCACGCTGATGGACACTTTGCCCATAACGTAAGCCGAAGCCACAACCACAGTGTCACCTGCCGTTAGTTCCTCGGGCAGATTACGCAATCCGCGGATACCTTCATTGAAGAAGTTCACTCGTTGGTTGGTGTAGCAAAGGATGCGAGCCGATGGGTTCATGTCATTGGCAAAGTGATGGTTGAGTTTGTCTTCCATCTCTTCGTCGTCCAGATACTCGATCGTTCCTGGGACAGCTTTGATTGGTCGGAATTTACCAGTCTGCACAGTGACTCGCAGCTGCGCACACAGAGCCATGAGGGCTTTGCTGTGGGCATTGCGTACCGGTTGATCCAAGTAGACCATGTTGTCTGTGGCCATGTTGAGGTAGACCAAAGACAGCTCCTCAGCCACTGGAGCCAACTGATCGCAATCACCTACAAAAATAACCTTGGATCCTTCAAAGGATTCCAAGATTATCCCGTAGAGGGTTTCGTCAATCATTGAAGACTCATCAATGAAAACGATCTT